TGACAGATGACATCGTGAGTGTGCTAAATGATTCAAGTTCAAATCGAACTATGAGCACGTTTAGCTCTTACCCAGACCAATACCCGTCGGCGTCAATTGCCGGTCGAGCTTTCACAGTTGATTTTGCCCAGCCCAACTCCACCATTACGTTGAAGTTCAAGCAGACTCCCGGCATCACGGCTGAGAGTCTTAATACCTCGCAGAAGCTTGTGCTTGATAGTAAGCGCGGCAACGCGGTGTTTAATATCGGTCCAAGCGGCGCAATCTTTGGCGAGTCTTATATGGCCGGCACATTGTTCTTTGACGAAGTTCACGGAACGGACTGGCTTGCGGATGCTATTCAATCCGAAGTCTTTAATTACCTGGCAGGCCGCGCGACTAAGGTGCCATATACCGACGCGGGGGTTGCGGCTCTCGAGCAGCAAGTAATTAAAGTTCTAAATGAAGCAGTGGCGAGCGGGTTAGTTTCGACTGGCACTACTGTCGACGGTGATTTTTTGCCTAACGGGTTTAGAACAACTACGGTGCCTGTCGCATCTGTTTCATTAGCGGACCAAGGCAATCGCCAATACAATGGTCTTTCATTTACTGCTCTTGGAGCTGGCGCCATCCACGGTGTTCAGATTCAAGGCGTATTCGAGCGATAAGGAGTTAGGCGATGAAGCAATATTCATTTGCAAATATTACCCTTTTAATTCAAGGCATAGAAATTTCAGGCTTTGATGAAGGCGACGACGTTATAGCACTTGACCGCTTAAGCGATTCTGCTGCGCACACTATAGGCGCAGACGGTGAGATGACGGTTTCTCTTAGTTTAGATCGCTCAGGCACTGTCGGATTTAGACTGCTTTCAACATCAACCAGCAACGCTTTTTTGTCTGGGCTTATTAACGCCCAAGAGAATGGCGCTTACATCCCCGTTTTTGTTCAGATGAAAGACAACCTGAATAACGACTTAGGATCAGGCACGCAAGGGTATATCCAACGCCCCGCTAGCATGGTTAGGGGCGCTAACGTCCAGCCGCAAGACTGGGTTATTGTTGTTGAACGACTTGACATGCTTCACCTAGGCGGAGCAGTATAGTATTTAGTGGGGGAATAAAGTGCACTGATATCCCGGCTCAGTGCACTCCCTCACTAAATTTAAAATAAGACCGGGATACACATTTGATATTTAACCGGGATAAATATTATGGCTTGCGAAACTAAAGACGAAACAATTAACGGCGTAACGTACATGACTACGCAATGGCCTGCTATGCAGCAGGTGTTAATGAAACTAAAAATCATGAAAATATTTGGGCCAGCCATATTTGAGTTGGTGCAGGCTCTTGGCGGAGACAAAGACGATAACGCTAAGCAGGTCGATGGCGCGCAAAAAGCATTAGATGTGCTGTTCCAGAAGTCAACGCCAGAAGATGTGGTAGCGCTGATACGCGATATACTTATATCTAGCAACACAAAACGCGACGGCACTCGAATCTCGCAATCAAATATAGACGAAATCTATAACGACGCCGGTATCATGGAAATGTACAAAGCTACGTTTTTTGTAATAAAGGCCAACTACGCGGATTTTTTCAAAGGCCAGAAAGCAGGGGAATTTCTAGCCACGGTGGAAAGCCAACTTTAGATGTTACGCGCTTTCCAAACATAGACCTGTGGCTGTGCCGGCCAGTGATAGCCGATCCCCCGCTTTGCACACTGTCTCAACTACAGGATGGAACGTATAACATCTGCGACGTTGCTGATATGCACGAAATGCTTGATCTAAAACACAGTTTAAAACCAAAGGCCAGTAAATAAGATGACGGTATTAGACGAACTACTAGTTGAACTTGGATTTGATTATGATCCTAAAGACCTAAAGACCTTTCAAGCAGGTCTAGACAAGTCTATGAAACTGGTAAAGCAATTCGCAAAAACAGTAGCGGTGGGAACAACGGCCCTCACCGCTTTTGTCGTGGCCACCACGCGTGCGACAGACGAACACGGTAAACTCGCAAAAGAGATAGGCATTGAAGTTCAGAAGCTAGACGCTCTAGAATTTGCCAGTCAGCGCGCAGGCGGGGCCGTGGGCGGATTGTCTTCCAGCTTGCAGCAGCTATCGATACGCATCGGCGAAACAGCGCGCGGCACAGGCTCTGGGTTAGAAGCATTTGGCCTGTTAGGAATATCGGTAACAAAAGCTAATGGTGAGCTTAAGGAAACAGACCAGGTTTTACTAGAGGTGTCTGACCGCTTTGAAAACTTCTCTAAGTCGCAACAGCTTGAACTTGCAGATAAGTTAGGGTTAAGAGAAACAATACGCCTGCTCCAAGTGGGGTCGGTGGGTATTAAAGAACTGATGCTAGATGCTGAAGCACTTGGAACGGTCACAGAAAAAGATGCCATATTATCAGAGCAATTTCAAGATTCGCTAGTGGATGTGTGGCAAATAGTAAAACAGTTATCTCGGGTGATTACCAGGTCTCTTGTGCCCGCCATGGAAGACAACGTCAACGCTGTGACTGAATGGTGGATACGTAACAAAGACCTTATCGAGCAAAACATACCGGAGTACATCGATAAAGCCACAAAGGCTTTAAAATTGCTCACATTGGCGGCGTTAGCTTTCATAGGCGTCAAGCTATTGACAACTTTTGCGGCGTTGTTAACGTTGATGAAAGGCCTCACTGTATCTACCTTGCTTCTTAACGCTGCGATGCTTATTATACCCGCATTAATAGCCGCGGCTATTGCCGCTATTGTTCTGCTAGCACAAGACGCTAAGGTATTCTTTGAAGGCGGAGAGAGCTTCATAGGTGACATGATTGCTAAATACCCGAAGTGGGAAAAACAGCTCGAACGCATAGCCGCGGTATTTGCCGTCATAGCTAAGTTAACAGGTATGATAGGGACAGGCTGGAAAATGCTGTTCGAAACGGTATTAGACGGATCGCTCTTCGCAAATCTTAAAAGAGATTATATAAGGTTTGTAAACTTTATGGTTGAAAAGGTTACTACTGCAGCAAAGACTATACGCAATAAGCTTAAAGAAGCGTTCACGTTTAGCATTCCCAGGCTAGCTATATCTTTTGGAGGTGGTGTAAGAGACCGCATCGAAGACATGTTTGGCACCGCCAACGGGGGCACGACCATTCCTCCTATGTTTGCGGGTTCTATGGCCTATGCCCCTAGCAATGTGCCAGGTGATAACGATTATAGCAACAGCACCTCTAGCTCTAAATCTACTGTATTTCAAGGGGATATAAACATATCTGTGCCCCCCACTAATTCGCCCGGTGAAACGGCAGAATATATAGAACAACGTCTGCGCGATCTAGCCGACCAGACAGCTACCGATTTAAATAGCGCGGTGAAACTATAATGGCATTCGAAAACCTATTCATACGGACTAAGCGCACTATAGGAGGCATCCAGCTCGATAGTGTTATAGAAGAGACGCACACAAACACTGTGGAATTAACGCAAAACCCAGTCGAGAGTGGCGTCGATATAACCGATCACGCTATAGCTATTCCTAAAAGCCTTAGACTGCAAGCGGTGGTCACCGACTCACCTTTAGGCCTGGCTTCTCTCGGTGTTATAATCGATTCTATCACTTCGCTTTTCGGCACATCAACGCCATCCAATATTACGCGTAGTCAACAGGCGTACCAAGCATTAGTTGCTTTGCAGGAAAACCGTGAGCCTATTATAGTGGTGACGCGATTGGCGGTGTACGACAATATGATTATCACTAACATAGACGTGAAGCAAGATAAAGATACATCTCAAATCGTGTTGCTGAACATAGATTTACAGCAGGTGATTATCACGCAGTCACAAATCATATCGGTGCCTGCCAGTGATTTACCGGAGGGTACTACGCGCCAGCAGGCCAGTCCGCCCGTCGACACCGGCCGTCAGGAGCCCATAAAAGCTAACGATAATACTAAGACCTCTGTTTTAAAACAACTCACTGACTTCTTTTTCTGAGAGCATTAAATGCTAGAAATTAAACTAACATCAGAGCCGGCGCAATTGTTCACCATACCTTTAAATGGCGCGTCGTACGGCATGAGGGTGATCTACAATACCCGGGCTAAGATGTGGACTATAGACATCTCGCGAGCTGGAGTGGATTTAGTTACAGGTGTGCCTCTTATTATAGGCGGCGATATATTGCGCCCTTACCCCGCAGAGTTATCTGGTTTGTATGTGGTCAACGTTGCTTCTACCGGACTGGACGCCACCGCTTTTAATCTCGGGACAGACGTAAAATTGTACCATATTTTGCCGGAGGAAATAGCCAGTGTCGCGTCAGTATAAACGGGATTATTCACTAGCGATATCAGATGGGGTTAATGCCCGGGTCATAGACAAGCTGCGTGTGAGTTTTCAGATAACAAAGAGCTTGATGAGCTTTCCTAATCTAGCACAAATAGACGTATACAATCCGAGCCAAGATACTTTGTCAATGTTAGAAACTAAGTTTAATACTATACAGCTAAACGCCGGTTATGAGGGCAATGTAAGGCTGTTATTCACCGGACAGATTAGGAACGTGTTTCAGCGTAAGCAAGGGCCGGATAGGATAGTTACGGTGTTTGCTGGCGATGGTGAACAAGATTGGCAGAATTCTATATTTAATAAGACGTTTTCTGAAAATGTGACTATTAAGCGCATAGTGCAAGAGATAGCCCAGTCATTCGAAAACACTATAACCGGAGCTTTACAAGGATTAGATTCGCCCGCCGATAAACTTCGAGGGCAATCACTAAGCGGCTCGTCAAAAGATGTACTAGATAAGCTGGCCCGCGATTATGGATTTGCGTGGAGTATACAGGACGGACAACTAGTCACTGTGCCAAATGAAGATGTGCTGGACGATCGCGACGCGGTACTAATTAATCAGGCGACAGGTATGATTGGATCGCCTACTATCACAGAGCTGGGTGTTAACGTAACGACACTGCTTAATCCTGAGTTATTACCTAACAGAGCATTTAAAGTAGAAGCTACAGCTGCCGATGTAGCCATAGGTGGTGTGCAGTTTAGAACGCTGCCTCGTACATCTGGCACGGGCTTTTACAAGACTTATCAGGTTATATTCAACGGCGACACGCACGCAAACAATTGGTTTTCAACAGTTGAAGGACGGATAGTGAATAATGCAATCCAACAATAACGCAAAAGGATCGCTTAGCGCGGCTATACGCGGGGCGTTTATTAACCTATTAAAAGAAGTGCACACCACTTTGCCCGGTGAGATAGTGTCTTTCAATCCGTCAACCCAGACCGCGGAAGTTCAAGCATCTATAAAGCGTATATATGTTAAAGAGCAAGCGGACGGTTCTGAAATAGAAACAGCTATTAATATTCCCATACTTATTAATGTGCCTGTCATGTTTCCACGCGGAGGCGGGTGGTGCATTACCTTCCCAGTAAAAGCCGGAGACGAGTGCATAATATTCTTTTCTGAAAGAGCGATAGATGTGTGGAGAAAAAACGGAGGTGTACAATCGCCTAAAGACTGGAGAATGCATGACTACTCCGACGCTATTTGCCAAGTTGGATTGTCGTCTGCCCCTAATACTATAGCGGATTTTAATCAAGACGACTTTCAAATTAGAAGCGAAAGCGGCAACGTTAAAATCACACTAACGAATGCCGAAGATATAACTATAGAAACTCCTAACACGGTAACTGTAGGAGCCGAAAATCTGGTGTTTAACGCGACCGGGTCTGTGGTGTTTAATACTCCTGAGGCTACATTCAACGGCAACACTACCGCCAACTCTGCCGACATTATAGGCAGCATAGACATCGGCGGAACTAGCACGGCTTCTGACCATGACAGTGATGGCGTATCAGGTAAGTCGCATATGCACGGTGGTGTTCAAACGGGCGGCGGAGTTACTGGAGGACCTATATAATGGCCATAAGCAAAGCGCTAAACAGCACAAACGATTTATTTTTGCTCAACGGGCGGATAGCCATGGTGTCGGAAGGAGAGCAAGTGGTGCAACACGTGCGCACACGCCTTCAGTTTTATCTAGGCGAGTGGTTCTTAGATTTGTCAGCAGGCACACCCTGGCTACAAGAGATTTTTGTAACACCCACCAACTTAAGCAATATTGAAAGTATATTGAAAGCTAGAATTGCTCTAACTCCAGAATTGAGCAGCATAGTGGATTTCAGCATGGCGATAGGCGGTCCTACAAATAGATCGTTAAGAATTAACTTTGAAGCGCAGACATCATATGGTTTGGTGTCTGCAGAGGAGATATACATCAATGACTAATGGCGTATCAGCAACAGGATTTAGGCGCAAGCGTTTAAAAGAAATTCTGACCGACAAAAATGCCGCGGTAAAAGGTGTATTCGGCGAAAATATAAACTTATCACCTGAGTCTCCAGACGGGCAAATAAACGGAGTGATGGCCGAGTCTGACGCCAACTTGTGGGAACTAGCCGAAGCATGTTACCAGGCTTTTAATCCGGCCGCCGCGACAGGTGTTACACTCTCTAACTTAGTCCAGCTAAACAATATCAAAAGAGAAGCGGCAATAGCTACGACGGTTCTTTTAGAATT